TTAAGTTTTAATACTTTAAATTTAATTAAAGCAGAGAAATTAGAAGATAAAGAAGGTGCGAGAACCGCACATAATAATATAGTAAACTTTCTATTGTGGTGTAAAAAGGTTTTTGGAGAAGATAATTTTTATATAGAATGTGCTCCTGCAACAAGCAAAGATCAAATTATGGTAAATAAAAGATTTCCAGCTATAGCTAAAGCATTTAATTTAAAAATGGTTATTGGTTCAGATGCTCATTATCTTAAAAAAGAAGATAGATATGTTCATAAAGCTTATCTTAATAGTAAATTTGGAGAACGTGAAGTTGATGACTTCTATGAATTTGCATATTTACAATCAAATGATGAAATAAAAGAAAATTTATATGCATCAGGTTTTGATGATGATTTTATAAATGAAATGTTTAACAATAGTTATGAAATATATAATCAAATCGAAAAATTTAGTTTAGCACATGCGCAAACAATTCCTCATGTTGAGGTTGAGAATTATGACAAGATTCATGTGGGAGAATTCGAAAGACAAGAATTCCCTGTTTTATCTAGTATGTTAGAGTCTGATGATAAAATTGAAAGATATTGGGTTAATCAATGTTGCAATAAATTAAAAGAAATAAATAAATATAACAATGAATATTGTCATAGATTAGAAGAAGAAGCAGATATAAAAAGAACAATTGGAGAAAAATTAGGAACTAATATGTTTAGTTATCCAGTAACCTTACAACATTATGTTGATTTATTTTGGGAATGTGGAAGTATGGTTGGCGCAGGTCGTGGTTCAAGCTGTTCAGGTTTAAATCATTATCTATTGGGAATAACTCAACTTGATCCGATCGAATGGAACTTGCCTTTCTGGAGATTAGAACTCTTAAGAAATAGTCTCCCTGCATAGTGATATGTAGTATAAAAAATTTCGTGAACCTTATTACTCAAGGGTGTGTAAGAAACGAATAAGTTTTAGTAGGAAATGACTAATTAATTCTTATGCTAACAGGGAAGCCTTAACAAGTAATGTTGAAGGTAATCCAGTGCCAAGGCGGCGATTGCCGCAAGGTGTAACGACTATCCGAAAGGAGTAGAGTAGAAGATGAGTTACTACTCGAAGTGCGAAAATCTTTAAATATTTTCTACCACTTTGGTCAAAATGGTAGAAATAAATTAATCTACTTTTTATATTATAATAGAAAAGGAGAGATTAATATGTTAATATATAAAATAACCAATAAAATTAATAATAAATGTTATATAGGTCAAACAATAAAAACTGCAGAAGAAAGATGGAAAGAACATAAAAGAAATATTAATATTAACCATCCAAATTGTATAAATAAAACTCTATATAAAGCAATGAGAAAATATGGAATTGAAAATTTCACTTTTGAAGTTATTCAAGATAATATAGAAACATATGAACAATTAGATAAAGCAGAAATTTATTGAATAGATTATTATAATAGTTTTGTAAAAGGATATAATGAAACATTTGGAGGTCAACAATATCATAAAATACTTCCAAATAAAGAAATTATTGAAGATTACTACAAAACAAAAAGCGCAAGAAAAACTGCTTTAAATTTTGGAATAGACCATTGTACAGTGGATGATATATTAAATCAAAATAATATTCCAAGATTTACATTTAGACAAGCAGCGGGTCAAAGAGTCGCAATAAGTAAAGATAATTTTTATAAAGAATTTGATTCTGTAAAAGATTGTGCTGAATGATTTGTAGAAAATAAGATATGTAGAACTGCTAAAGTGGAAAGTGCAAGAACTGGACTTAAAACGGCTAGAGCGGGAAATGGATATTATTGTGGTTATTTAATAGAAAATATTTAAAGAATAAGATATAGTCTGCGCCATCAGAAATGGTGGATAACGTGATTTAAATAAAGAGCGTGTAGAGCTAGGAGATATTGATTTAGATTTATGTCCAAGTAAACGTCCTAAAATATTAAATGAAATTAAAAAAGAAAGAGGACAAAATTTTTATAAGGATATAGATGAATTGAGTAAAAAAAATCTAGGCTGCACTTTAATAGCAACTTTTGGAACAGAAGGAACTCGTTCAACAATTTTAACTGCTTGCCGCGGTTATAGAAGTGAAGAATATCCTGATGGAATAGATGTTGATACAGCACAATATTTAAGCTCATTAATTCCTAGTGAACGTGGATTTTTATGGTCTTTAAACGATGTTATAAATGGAAATGAAGATAAAGGTAGAAAACCTATTAAAGTATTTATTAATGAAGTTAATACATATCCAGGATTGTTAGATATAATGCAAGGAATTGAAGGATTAATTAATAAGCGTAGTAGTCATGCTTCTGGAGTTATTTTATTTGACGAAGATCCTTATGAATTTGGAACTTTTATGAGAACTCCAAAAGGAGAAATTATAACTGCATATGATTTACATATGTGTGAGGCGTGTGGAATGACTAAATACGATTTTTTAGTTACAGAGGTTCAAGATAAATTATGCGAAGCAATAAGATTATTACAAGAGTATAATGAAATAGATAGTTCTTTAACCTTAAGAGAAGTTTATAATAAATATTTTCATCCTAATGTACTACCTATTAATAATCAAAATATTTGGAAAGCACTTCAAGAAAATAGTGTATTAAACGTATTTCAATTTGATAGTGAAGTTGGTTCTCAAGCAGCAAAAAAAATTAAACCTAAATCTATGTTGGAAATGGCGGATGCTAATGGATTAATGAGACTTATGACCGCAGAAAAAGGACAAGAGTCTCCAATGGAAAAATACATTAAATTTAAAAATGATATATCTTTATGGTATAAAGAAATGGATAAATATAATTTAACAAAAGAAGAACAAGAAACTTTAAAGCCATATTTTGAAAGTTCATATGGAGTTCCGCCAAGTCAAGAGCAGTTAATGAGAATGTTAATGGATGAGAATATTTGCGGGTTTACTTTAGCAGAAGCAAATGCCGCACGTAAAATAGTTGGAAAAAAACAAATGAGTAAAATTCCTGAATTAAAAAAGAAAGTTTTAACTCAAGCAAAATCTTCTTATTTAGGACAGTATGTATGGACTTGTGGAATTGGACCTCAAATGGGTTACTCATTTAGTGTTATTCATGCTCTTGCATATTCATTTATAGGTTTTCAAACTATGTTTATAGCTACTAATTGGAATCCGATATATTGGAATACAGCTTGTCTTATCGTTAATAGTGGCGGTCTTGAAGAAGAAGACAACTTTGAAGAAGATGAAGATGGATATATAATAGAAAAGAAAGAAAAAGCAACAGACTATGGAAAAATAGCAAAAGCAATTGGAGATATAATTTCAAAAGGAATTCAAGTAAGTTTAGTTGATATTAATAAATCAAGTTATAGTTTTAAACCTGATAAAGAAAATAATGAAATATTATTTGGTATGAAAGCATTAAGTAATATTAATGGTTCAACAATAGAACAAATAATTAATAATAGACCTTATGTGGGAATAGCAGACTTTATGAATAAATGTCCTTTGAATAAAAGTGCAATGTTTAGTTTAATTAAAGCGGGAGCTTTTGATAAGTTAGAAGAAAGTTGGGCTAAAGAACTAAATACCTCTGCTCGAAAAATAGCTATGATTTATTATATATCTAAAGTATGCGATGCTAAAAAGAAAATAACTTTACAAAACTTAAATGGTTTAATAGAACATCAATTAATTCCTAAAGAATTAGAATTAGAACAAAAAGTATTTTTATTTACTAAATATTTAAAAGCAAATAAAAAAGCAGGTATATATTTTACTTTTGATAATATATGTGAAGATTTTTATAATAAAAATTTTGATATAGATTTATTAGAATGTATTAATGGAATTACTTGTATTAAGCAAAAAACATGGGATAAAATATATCAAGCAAAAATGGATAAAGTTAGAGACTGGATTAAAGAAAATCAAGAGCAAATATTAAATAAATATAATACATTATTATTTAAAGAGTGTTGGGATAAATATGCAACAGGAAATATAAGCTCTTATGAAATGGAAGCATTGTGTTTTTATTATCATGAACATGAATTAGCTCATGTTAATAATAATAAATATGGGGTTGTTGATTTTAATAAACTTTCTCCTGATCCTGAAATAGATTATTATTTTAAAAGAAATAATAGAGATATTCCTATCTATAAAATACACAAAATAATAGGTACTGTAATTGGTAAAAATGATGCTCGTTCTTCTGTCACATTATTAACAACAACAGGCGTTGTTACAGTAAAATTTACAAAAGAATATTATGCAATGGCGGCAAGACAAATATCTGAATTAGGTTCAGATGGAGTTAAACACGTAATAGAAAAAGGTTGGTTTACTAGAGGTAAAAAATTATTAGTTGCGGGTTTCCGCAGAGATGATACTTTTGTTGCAAAAACCTATACCAATACAGGTTGTCATCAACTATACTTAATAACAGGTGTAAATAATAATGGAACAATAGAATTAAAACATGAAAGAGAGGGCTCTCAAAATGAAGAATAAAGTGGTAGTTGCTCTTATAGGCAAAAGCGGTGCAGGAAAGGACACAATCTTAAAAAAGATTGCTCCTCTTCTTGCGGCAACCCCTATTGTAAGTTGTACAACACGACCTCCGCGACAAGGAGAGGTTAATCATATAGATTATCATTTTTTAAATAAAGAAGATTTTTTAAAAAATAAAAATCAAATGTTAGAATTTGTAGAATTTAATGGATGATATTATGGAACAAGGGTAACAGATTTATACGATAATGAAATTAATATTGGGGTTTTTAACCCTGAAGGAATTGAAATATTAAGAAAAAAGGGTGGTATTACTGTAATTCCAGTATATGTTACAGCATCAAATAAAATAAGATTAAAAAGAATTTTAGATAGAGAAAAAAATCCAGATTGTGCAGAAATATGTAGAAGATTTTTTACTGATGAAAAAGATTTTAATAATATTGGAGAAGATTATAATTATATAGAATTTATTAATGAAAAAAGATTAACAAAAAGAAAGTTAAAAAAATTAGCTAATACTATTAAGGACGAAATAAATAAATATTACTGAGCTCGTTTTGATAATAATATGTAGGATTTTAAACAAATCCCCTTGAAATAATTTTAAAATACTAAGGAGGAAAAAATGTTAAAAGTTAAAAAAAGAGACGGTCGTATAGTTGATTTTGATGCGACAAAAATTAAAAATGCAATTCTTGCTGCTTTTGAAGACGTTGATGGAGAAATTAATAAATATGCAGAAGATAAAGCAGAAAATATTGCAAATTATATTGAAGGATATTATGAAGAAGTAAATGAAATACCTGGAATAGAAGAAATACAAGATTTAGTTGAAAAAGGTTTAATGAGCTGTAAAAGAAAAGATGTTGCAAAATCTTATATTTTATATAGAGAAAATAGAACAAAGATAAGAAATGCAAATTCAAAATTAATGAAAAGTATTAAGGAAAAAATTGAAGCATCTAATGTTCAAAATCAAAATGCTAACATGGATGAACATTCATTTGGCGGCCGCATGGGAGAAGCTAGAAGTGAATTAATGAAAGATTATGCACTTAATTATTTAGTATCTCCAATGGCAAAAGAAAATCATTTAAACAATGAAAT